CCTGTAACGGCCTTTGTAAGTTGCTTTGTACATAACGGGATAAATATAATATAATCCAACTATTTATGGAAAATCAATGGCAGCAGATATTAAAGAACGCCAGAAAACAGCATTAGATGCTTATAAGGAGAGTACAAGCTCGGGTGGTAGCATTGATAAGAATCGTTTTAATGTTAAAATATTTCAGTACCCCTCTGATCTTCAGACAGCTCCTAATCTTAAGCATTATATTTTATTTAATATTAATATCAGAGGTAAGTCTAAGTTTAATGCTGATAAGGTTCAATTTGAAGTAAAAAAGAATCCTAATTCTGCTAATCTATCTGCAGACCAACTTGCAAGTGGCCCTATAAGAGGTGCTACTGCAATAGCGGCAGGGGCTACTGCAGGGGTAGCAGTATCTACCTTAGGTAAACAAGCAGCTAAGTCTTTTGGATTAACTGGTAGTAAGAATCCAGTTATTCCTGAAAAAGCTGTAAATATAGGCTCCAATGTAGCTGGTGGGGTAGCAGCAGCGGCTATTGGTGGAGCGGTAGCATTATCATCTATTTTAAAACCTGATACTACCTATAGAATTTCTGATGCAATTGCTCTTTACGTTGACGGTCCCCCAACTGTAAAATACAGCATGAACTATGCTAATAAAGAATTGGGTACCTTGTTAGGGGTATTGAGTGGTAGTGTTATAGATGGAGCAGGTTTTGCAGCAGGCTCAGTGGAAGCAGGAGCAGCCATGGGAGCATCTCTTGCTAAGTTACCTGGTGCATTTGGTGCTGCAGATATTGCTTCAGCCTTAAGTGCATCTACAGGTACTGCTTTAAACCCATTTAAAGAAACCGTTTTTGAATCAGTAGATTTTAGATCTTTTGCTTTTAAGTATAAATTTTATCCTAAAAATAAAAGAGAATCAGATGATGTACATAAAATTATAGAAACATTTAAATTTCATATGCATCCGGAAATGTCTGATGGTAAAATGTTTTTTATATATCCTTCTGAATTTAATATTTCCTACTATTTTGGTAATGACGAAAACGGATACTTTCACAGATTTGCAACCTGCGTATTAGAAAATATGGATGTGAGTTATGGGGGAGAACAATTCTCATCATTTAGAGATGGATCACCAACTGAAATTAATATGTCGTTAACGTTCCGTGAACTTGAAATTCTTACTAAGAATATGATAAGTGAAGGATACTAATGTACTTTAAAAGTTTTCCTTATACTCTTTATTCCTTGGATAATACGAGTACAATACAAGTTGTAACTAATATTACTACTCGGGTAACTCTTTCTGATGAAGTAAAGAATAATCTAGCATTGTTTGATGAGTATGATGTAAAAGATGGGGATACACCTGAGCTGGTAGCAGATAGATTTTATAAAAATTCTGAACTACACTGGCTTGTACTACACTACAACGATATTATAGATCCAAGATTCGATTGGCCCTTGAGCACCAATAACTTAAACCTGTATGTTGCAAGTAAGTATACAGACGTTAATGGTATACATCACTATGAAGATGCTAACCTTAATTATATTAACGGTAATGTAGTACTTACCTCTAATAACTCTTTCGGTAATTTTGCACTAAACGATCCTATTACCAATAATACTAATATTGGTTCAGGTGTTATTACATCTAAGATAAGTAACTCTAACGTTTTTATAACTGTAACAAACGGTGGTTTTATCTCTGGTGATCAATTTGTACTGGCCTCCAATACTTCAGTAATTGGTAATATTTCCAGTACTACTACTCTTACAGGTACCCCAGTTACTAATTTAGTTTATGAGGATGAAGTTAATGAGTCCAAGCGCAGAATTAAAATATTAAAAGCATCATACGTTGATGCTGTAGTTAATGATTTTAAAAAGAAATTGAGTGAATAATGATTGGTGAACAAGGCCTGCAGAAAGCAGGGGAGGTACGAATTGAGCAACTTAAACTTATTAACGCGAGTGATGAAGTTATAGACCTTACCGAGTTTGTAGTTGAACTTAATATATACGAAGATATATTTAAAAATTATCTTAACGGTAATATAGTTTTAACTGATAGTAGAAATATTATTGATAAGTTTAATATTCATGGAGAAGAATTTTTAAATGTAAAACTAAGAACTCCCTCTTTTCCTGATAATCAAGTTATAGAGAAGACCTTTAGAGTTTACAAACTAACTGACAGAACTATAGTCAGAGATAACAATACCCAAAATTTTGTATTACATTTTATCTCTATTGAATTTTTTTATGATATTTCATTACCGTTATTTGCGCCTTTCGAAGGTATAATTACTGATGTAGCTGGTAAGATATTTACAGACTTTTTAGCTAGTACACGTAAATTCAATATATCAGAAAGCAATGAAAATGTAACCGAAGGAAATTCAGGTACTGATTTAATAGTTTTAAATGAATCTTCTAATAAAGTAAAATTTGTTTCCCCTGGCTGGTCCCCTTTTAAATGCATTAATTGGTTAGCTACTAAAGCAATACCCAAGGATGGGGTCGCTAAAAACTTTATATTTTTTGAATCTAATAAAAGTTTTTATTTAGGTACCCTTGAAAACTTATTTAGAAATGCTCACCAAGAAAAAAATTACTTAGGTAGGTATCTTATATCTGCCTCTAATATTCGTGAAGATAAAAACTCTCAAAATTTAAATCGAGAGATGTTCTTAGCTAAAGATGTTGAAATGATAGAATCAACAGATTATATTAAAAATTATACTAATGGTTATCTTGGTAATAGATTAATATATCTTGATATCTTTAACAAAGATTATCAATTAATAGATTATGATCATGTAACTAACTATGATAAGCAGTTTCATACTTCCGGTATTGGTAAAGAGGCAAAACCGGTTTTTAATAATGAAACGTTTAGAAATTTTGCAACTAACATAAGTTTTTATCCTAAAAATCCTAAACTATTTAATGACTACACGGATAATATTAGCGAGAAGATGGGTGAAATACACGGTAATCGTCTATCAAGTATGTTAGAACTTACCAATATTAAAATGAATATGACAATACCTGGTAGAACGGATGCAGAAGTAGGAAGAATACTTTATTTTGAATACCCCTCCATGGGTGGTAAGAGTGAAAGTGATACTGGCTCTTCTGCTCAAGATAAATTATACTCAGGTTATTATCTCATTACTGCAATACACCATAAAGTAAATAAATTAGAACATCAAATGGTAATGGAAGTAATAAAAGATTCTTTATTTGTGGATCAAGAAAGTATTGAGAAAGCGTAATTATGCAAAGAATTTTTAACAAAGATGGTTTTAATTGGTGGATTGGGGTCGTAGAAGACCGCATGGATCCAGAGAAAATGGGTAGATGTAGGGTTCGTATCTATGGCTATCATACCGATAGTAAAGTAATTCTACCTACAAAAGATCTACCCTGGGCAACTCCTATACAACCAATTACCTCGGCTGCTATCTCTGGCATTGGTTCTTCACCACTAGGTCCTGTTGAAGGTACCTGGGTCATCGGGTTCTTTTTAGATGGTGAGGACATGCAGCAACCTGCTATCTTTGGTACTATTGCAACTAAGGCAGCTAAGAAAGCTTTTGCAGTACAAGAAGATAAACCACAAATTAGTAATCCTAATGATGGAGTACTTAAGGACGGTACTGGTAATGTGGTCGTGGATGGTCAAGGTGAGCCTGTTAAAGCTGGTACTCCAACTGTTGAAGGTTGGGAACTAGGACAAACATCTGAAAAGTTTGAATCAGGAGGTAAAGGTCCTGGTACCATTAATGCTTACAATGGCGGGGCAGGCGGAGACTTAGGAGGTGCATCATATGGTACCTATCAACTTGCATCTTTCTTACCAGCAGTTATGTCAACAGGTAAAGCAAGACCATCATCTAAAAACTCTCCAGTTATTCAGTTTTTAAATACCTCTAAGTTTAAAGATAAATTTACCGGGCTTGAACCTGCAACGGCTTCTTTCGATGCTAAATGGAAAGAGATTGCTACAACTTTTGCTAAAGATTTTAAAAAAGAACAACACGATTATATTCAAAAAAAATATTACGATGTAGCAGTATCAAATCTGCAAAGAAAAAATTTAGATTTAACCAAGTATGGACCTGCAGTCCAAGATTTAATCTGGTCAGGTGCAGTACAGTTCGGGCCTGCTAATACTAAAGCGTTTACAGAGGCGTTAAGAGATAAAAGTACTTTAACTGATAAAGACATCGTAACTCTTGTTAGTGAGTATAAAATTAATAACGTTGATACTTTATTTAAATCTAGTTCGGAATCTATACGAGCAGGTGTTAAATCTCGTTATCAATCAGAAAAACAAGCACTACTTAAATTGATTACCTAATGGATCCCTTAATAACTAAACAAATACAAGGTGTACTTGAGAACAGTATCTTTAATAAGATTATTGCTCTTAACTTAAAAATACCTAACCCTGTACTAAGAGCGGTAATATCGAGGGTGGCCGAAGTAGGGGCAGTTGATATTGTAAGGCAGGTAAGTCAGGCCTCCAATCAACAACTTACCGATATACCTAAAAATATTATTGGACCTATTAATCCTGTAAATATTACTAATAATAATAATAGCCCTACTACTATCAGTAATAACATTGATGGTATTATTCAACAGCAATTACTTTTACAAACTACCGATAAGATCGTAAGTAAATTACAATCTCAATTAAGACTATCTTTACCTACTGATAAATTAGGTATTATAAATTTTGATGCATTAGCAGCAAGCTTAATCCAGGGAATTACCCCAACCGTTGGTAAGACTCTTACTACTGCAGTCGGGGGCTTTACAGATGCTATATTTGGTAGAGGTCAGAAACCTAAAGTAACAACCAATAATATTGAAACTTTATTTGGTAACTTTCCTCCTGAAGAAGCATTAAGTAAGGCAGATGAAATATTTGTATCTAGTGGTGCTAATGCTGCTCTACAAGAGGCTAAACAGTTTGATATTAACTCTACTGAAAATAGAGAAAAATTAGAAGTATTAGAAAGAGGGTTTACTGATCCTAATGCTAACTACCCTACTAAAGAGTACGCGGGTATTTCAGAGACTAATAAACTTGCCCAGGGGGATGCTCGGGGTACGATAGTTCAAGAAAAAAATAATAATAGGATGAAGGGTGCCAAACTCCCTGGAGGTGAGGCCTGGGATGAACCCGAGTCAGCTTACCGTGGTGCCTACCCCTACAATAAAGTAACTCAAACTGAATCTGGTCATATTATAGAAATAGATGATACCCCGGGTTCAGAACGTCTTCACATTTATCATAAGTCTGGTACCTATATTGAAATAGATGCTAATGGCTCGATGGTTAAAAGAACAAAAGGATCTTCATATGAAATTATTGATCGTAACGGAAAAATATCTATCGCAGGTCGGGCAGACATTTCTGTTAACGGTGCTTGTAATATCTTTGTTGGTAATGATGCAAACATCGAAGTTGAGGGAGACGTTAACCTAACCTGTCATAACGACATTACCGCTCAGGCAGGCGGTACCTTTAACTTGTCGGCTGTAGAAGAATTTAATATAGCGAGTGGTAATGTTAATATTGAAGCATACTATACTATGAATCAAAAATCAACTACCATGAATATGCATTCAAAAGAAAATATGCATATGCGTAGTAATGCAGATATAAAGGTACAAGCTACTAATTTGTTTGACTTCGTTTCGGATACCATTTATACTCAGGCTACAGGTGCTATTAATCTTAAGTCGGGTAGTAATACCAATATAGATTCTGGAGCTAAAATAGATTTATTAGCAAGCGATAATATTAATCTTGATGGTAGCGCAGTACATCTTAATTCTGGTAATGCAGGGGCTGCCTCTGAGTCTGCAGAAAGCGTAATAGCAGGGTTATCTAATATTGGTGTTATAGCTGGAAGAAAAGATATTTCAGACAATGATAAAAATGATCCTCTGGTTCTTTCTTTAGCCGATAGCCGATCGATTGCATTAGAAGAAGAAACTCAGTCTCCAGAAGACTCTAGTAGTCAAAAGAATTTAATTATAAGTGAAGGATTTGCTAATGCAGCTGATCTATCAGAACCACCTACTGCAGTAGATAGTGCAACAGTACAATCTGAACAGCAAAACTTTGTTGAGCCAGATGTTAAGTTAAAAACCGTAACTCAATTGCCAGGCAATTATAATCTATCGCCTAACTTTACAGTTGAAATGTTATCAAGTAAAGCAGCAGTTACCCGTGATCCTGTCCGAGGTCATGAAAAAGCTACCTACGGGGAGATCATTTTTAATCTACAGGCTATAGCACTTAATGTGCTTGAACCAGTAAAGAAGATATACCCTAATATGTTTGTAACATCTGCATTTAGAGATCCTGGGAATGCATCTAATGCTAAGACTTCCCAGCACCCCCTTGGTCAAGGTGTTGATATTCAGTTTAAAGGTATCACAAAGCAAGAATATTTTGAAATAGCTACTAAACTTGCAAAAGTTCTTAAATATGATCAAATGATATTAGAATATTGTAGCTATGCAAAAAACCCATGGATACATATTTCTTATGCTGTAAAGAATAGAAGTCAGGTATTAACATTCTTCAATCATAAGACCCACTCCCAGGGTCTAACCCAGTTAGCATAATGGCAGGAATTGCAAGAATTGGTGACAAAGACACCAGAAACGATACTAAAAATAATGGAAGTTCTTCTGTTTTTGTAAACGGAATAGGTGTAGTGAGATTTGGAGACAGAGATACAAGAAATGATTCAATGGTAGAGGGTAGTCCAAGTGTATTTGCAAATAATAAAAAAATATGCAGGATAGGTGATAAAGATTCAAGAAACGATAGTATAACCCAAGGAAGCTCAAACACCTTCGCAAACTAATATAAATATAAACATGGCTACCAGAAATACCAGACAATATTCAGACTTTAATCTTCTTTTCACCTCTCACCCGGTAACTGGTGATGTTACAAGAAAAAACGATGAGGAAGCTGTTAAGCAATCTCTTAGAAATTTAGTATCTACGAGACATTACGAGCGTCCCTTTCATCCTGAGATTGGTTGTCAGATACATGGTCTTTTATTTGAAAACTTTAATCCTGTAACCGTACAGGTCATGAAGAAGACTATTATCGATACCATTTCTAAGTTTGAGCCTAGAGTAACGGTGTTAGAAATTAGTTTGCGAGAAAAAGTCGATGAAAATGATATTGTTTGCGATATAATTTTTAGATTAAATAACTCCGATAGACCCATTACTTTAACCACATTAATAACAAGAATAAGATAATGTCTAATCTAAGAATAGCCGAACTTGATTTCGATCAAATCAAGTCAAATTTAAAGACCTACTTAAATTCTCAAAC